TGCTACCAATTGGGAACTTGCGTTTGGAACGGCAGCCGGCTGTATTATTGGCCTGTTGTTTATTCCAGTTCTATTTTTTTCAATCAAACTATGGAGGGCTTATGGACTTCGTAGACAAGCATAAAAACAGAATACGTGAAAGCGCATTGCGCAATCCTCTTAAAGCTTATTTTTTAGGAGGCTTTGAAACACTACCGGCCAAGAGTAGGCGACAAGTATTCGCATACTTAACGGCGGTAAGAAATAAACAACGTAAAAATTAAATGAAACTACGGGGGGCACGTGTTGCCCCTCGGGGCTTCGTTTAATAGCAATAATAAAGAAGTGTATTTCTTTTGTTATTAATGAAGATTGAGAAAGTAATTATTGAAGCGCCTAATACACGAACGCAGATATACATAAAGCATTCTGCCTTGGTTACTTTCTCTTTACTAGACGGCAGAGAGAACGGCAGGTTGAAAGGTGCAATTTAGTCATAGCGCAACTGACGACCAGACTAACATTCTCTTTGCTGTCTTTACTATACGGCACGTCTTTACTAGACGGCAAACAATCAAACAATCAAAGGAGGAAATAATATGGAAGAAGAAGAGATTTATAACAAATGTGACTGCTGTGAAAATAGTGAAGAAGATGACTATCACTATTGGAATGACAATATTTGTGAGATTGAGGAAGATTATACAATGCCTGATGAATATGGCTGTGTGTGTTATCGTTGTTTTGAACAACTTAATCAAGAAGGTAAAATAGATTGGAAACAATAAAAGATAAGTTGGAGGTGTTGAAAAATGCAAATAAATGAAAAAGTAATTGTTAAAATTAAAAACAAAAAAAACCACGTGAAGGCGGTGGAGCACTTGGGAAAGTATTCACAGCATAAGCCTTTACTAGACGAAGTAATAAAGATGTTAGATTTTCTTGATAAAGGAAATACTACCAAAAATTAATAACATTAAATGTAACCAAAGGGGGTACGCATTAAAGTACCCCTTTTAGCTACATTTAAAAACAGGGCGTTTTTTTCTTTCTAGCCCTTTTGAATGTAGACTTTCGGTTTGCCTGTTTACTAGACGGCACATCTTGTTTCCTTTCTAGTGCGTTTACTAGACGGCAAATCGTTTCTTTGTTCATGTGCCTCGTAGATAGTGTCATGGCTATTTGCGAGGCTTGAACCAGCTTTACTAGACGGCGTATTAACAGCCGTTATAAAGGTGTTAATAGGTTTTGAAATAAGTTCGAAATAAATACCTATTGCATCTTGACTTCAAATCTTAAATTTGATTACTTATTAATGGAGAATGTTTTTAACTAAAAGGAGTAAAAGCATTTTGAGCACGAACCGCACGAATGATATGAATGAAAATCGGTGTTGTTAGGTTCAACAGGAAATACCCAAACTTCCTGCTTTAAGGTTCTACCTTAGACAAATTCCTATGGGGTTTTACTCTGAGCGACTTGCTCAAATTAAAGTTGTTTAGATGGAATTAAGCCTAGAGCTGGGTTGAGGCTCTAAATTTGTTTAACAGTAAGGAGAACCATAATGCAATGTATCACGTAAGAATTTTTAAATACGATATTCAGCTCGAACGTTACAGTCGCTGGACAAAGTTTAATTACAAACGCAATTACTATGACGGTGATTTGTGGGAAGTAATTATAGACTTTGCTTGGTGGCGTTTGTTTATTAACACGTAATATTCGGTCTTGAAGAACTACCCTCTACAGGGTATTATTAACAACCGGCAAAGGAAGGAGATTCTATAATGCCAGATACTTTTAGATATACGTCTGTAAGTGTTTCAAAAAAAGCACACGCAGACTTAACCAAACTTCAGGCGCAACTGCGTAAGCAACACGGCGTTGATTTTTCAATTGCGAAAGTGATTGAGAGCATAGCAGTAAAAGAGGTCGACAAGTATGACCAGCAGTAAGCGAAGAAGACACCAAGTAGGAAAGATGTGGAGATTTAAAGATAATAAATCAGAGCAAAGCGCACCACGTACAATTTTAGGATTGTTACCTACTACTAACAATGGGGAGGATAAAAAATGCCAAGAGGAGTCGAAGCAGAAAACTTAACGATTGGTAAATTTGAGTCGTTGCTACATATAGTTGATATAATCAGAGGTTTGGATGCCCGAATGGAAATGCAGATGCTCGCTATATTCTTATATGTAGCTCGACACGGGATGAAGAGAAGAGACGGAATTACTATGGATGAAATTGCAACCGAAATAGGTATTGCACAATCTAGTATCAGCCGTGGTGTTCTTAAGTTGTCAGACGGGATTTTAAATCCTGCTAGAGACACACTTGAGAAAGCTGCCAAAAAGAAAGTTGCTCCGACTAGAGAGCAATTGAAACCAAAATACGGAATAGGTCTTTTATATACTCAAGATGACCCAACTGAACGTAGACGTAAAGTTGTTTTTCTTACACCAATGGGTGAGCGTATTGCACACCAGTTGGCTGACTATACAGTTGCATCGTATCCAATGGATGCGAAAGAACGTAGAAAACGTGTTAGAGATATGCGAAGAGGTAAAGATGTTGAGAATATGCAACGTCTAAGTGAATATGAAGAAAAATATATGCACGAAAACTTTCGCCGTCTGGAGGAACTACAAGACCAACTGAAGAAGCAGTATGAAAGCGTGAGACAAGAATTGTCGTATCGTAGTAAAGATATGAACATGACTTTTTCACAACTGCGTAAAAAGAATTTGCTATCGTCAGGCTTTATGCGTGAAGGAGCAAATACGAAGCCCAGAAGGAAGACACTCCTTGAAGAGGGCGGGAAGAAAAAATAAATGCAAACTCAAACAATAGAAAGGCAGGTGAAAATTATAGTGAATGAAAAACTAAATCAATATAGTAATCTTGAAGTTCTTCCGTTGAACATTGCTAAAGGTGATGACAAAGGATTAGCTGATAGAAAACTTTCTGCCATTCATCGTAAGTTAAGAGATGATGGATGGAATATCACTCAGGCCAATTATGGCAAGATGATATATAAGTTGTTTAATGATTGTTTAGTAACAGATGTAACAACAAGACACGTTGATGCGTTGAAGGAACACTTACAAAATAACGGACGTAGTGTTGCAACCATCAATCGTTACTTTTCTGCACTAAGTAAGATGCTTAAATACGCATTCAATCGTCCAACTGAATACGGACTAAAAAGTCTTCCGCATATAGGTTGGGGAACTGAAAACAACGCTCGAGTTAGATGGGTTTCCGCTAAAGAAGAAAGAGAAATGATTAGGGTTATGACAAGACGTAATAAAGTCGAGTCCCTAAACTTCTATTTATTCTTGATGGATACAGGTCTAAGGAAAGGCGAAGCGTGCAAGCTAACAACTGCTGACGTTCAATTAGATGAAGTACAAAAAGTTAGATACGTTTTAGTAAACGATACAAAGAACGGAACTAACAGAAGCGTACCTTTAACCAATAGAGCGTGGGGCATTGTTGAACCACTTATAGAAGGTCAAGACGCTACGACTGCAGTATTCAGGTATAACTACTGGACGTTGCAGAACCAATGGGAAGACATGAGAGAAATCATGGGTCTCGAAGAGGACAGGGAGTTTACGCTCCATTGCCTGAGACACACGTTTGCATCTCGGTTAGCCCAAGCAGGGAAACCATTACATTTGATAGGTTTGTTGATGGGTCATAAGACTTTAGCGATGACTAAACGCTACAGTCATTTAGCGCCGCAACACACTTTCAATGTACTTGATGTCCTTAACAATGACAGGCCGTCAGAAGAAGCTGATAGCCAAATTGATAAAATATCCCATATCGGATAGCATTATACTTTATGCAATCAATTGGCATTGTTTAAAAATACGAGAGTGAGAAAAGTTGTTGCTAACGTTGCACTTTTTAAATTCCGACACCGCCATTTCTTCAATTTGCCAACGGATTACAAATCGGTTGGACGGAAGAAAGCGGTGTTGGGTTTTTCAAGCATAGCACTTTGCTAGTTGCACGTGAAACATTAGACTTCTCTCACTCTCTTTAAATTTAACTTAAAATTAAGGAGAGTAATACCTATGGCTAAGATTTATGAAAGCCTACCGACATACCAAGATGAATTCGCCCACGAAAGGGAAATGAAAGACCTTGGTAAGAATAGAACATCCAAAAGACGGACATCCCACATTCAAAGGGAAGAGGAATCCGTCACATCCTACGGCAAGGTTATGGTCGCCCAGACCATCAGACCCCTTGCACTAGCAATCAATGAATTTCTCAATACGATAGCTGAGAAGACTGAAGGCAGGCCTGAGATAGCCTACTTGAGGTTATGTGAAGTAGAAGAACCAGAAATTTCTGCATTAATCACAGCAAAGCACGTAATTAACACCATTACCCAGCAAAAGCCCTTCACAGGTAGCTGCATTGCCCTTGGTGGTAAGCTTGAGACACAGGTTCAGCTAAAAAACTTCCAAAAACTTAACCCAGAGCTTTACGAGGCGGTGAAGACTGACCTTGATAAGAGAAGCTGGCACTACGCTTACAAAAGAAGAAAGTTGCGTGAGAGTGCAAAACGTGGTCAGGTTGAATGGACGGAATGGAGCAAGACAGAAAAGCTTCATGTCGGCATTAGGCTGGTCGAACTCATGTGTACAAGCACGGGGCTAATAGAAATTGGTCACGATGTTATCAAGAAGAAGAAAACTAAAGTCATACGGCAGACCCAAAAGACTGCTGAATGGATTAGCAAGCGCAACAACTTTAATGATTTATTAAATCCTGAATACTTACCTTGCGTAATGAAACCCAAGGAATGGACAGGAGTAGAAGGCGGAGCATATTGGACATCTGAGATGCCTCCACTTGACCTTGTTAAACAAAAGAATAAGCGTTTTAAACAAGAGCTGGAGAACTTCCAGATGCCAGAGGTCTATAATGCAGTTAATACTATGCAGAACACGCCCTTTCGCATCAATACGTTCGTTTTAGATGTGATGAACCACGCTTGGGATAATGGTCACGACTGGGGAGGTATGCCATCATCATTTTTGAAGGACTTACCAAACAAGCCTCACGACATTGATACCAATGCGGAGTCACGTAAAGAATACAAAAAGCAAGCCAGCATCATTCATACTGAAAACAATCGTACCAAGTCTAAGAGGATTTTATTTTCTAAAATTCTACATTCAGGCGAGAAGTTCAGAGGCTATGAGAAAATATATTATCCGCTACAGATGGACTTTCGTAGCAGAGTGTATTGCGTACCTGCGTTCCTAAACTATCAATCTATTGGTGGAGCAAAAGCATTACTTGAGTTTGCTGTAGGCAAAGCCATTACCAGCGACAACAAAGGAGCTTTTTGGTTAGCCGTACATGGAGCAAATACTTGGGGAGAGGATAAAGTCTCTCTTGCCAACAGGCATCAATGGGTTCTTGAGAATGAGGACTGGATAGTTGAATGCGGTAAAGACCCAATTGCTAACTTGCAATGGAATGATGCAGATAGCCCATATCAATTCTTGGCATTCTGTAATGAGTGGAAACAGTACAAGGAGCAAGGCGAGGGCTTTGTTTCTCATATCCCTGTGGCCGTTGATGGGAGCTGTAATGGGCTTCAATTGTACTCATTAATGCTTAAAGATGAGACAGCAGGTAAACTTGTAAACCTGACTGTTACGGACACACCGCAGGACATTTATCAAGTTATTGCTGATAATGTGACTGACCGGTTACGCCAAGACGCAACCAATGGTAAGTCTTTTGCGCAAGCTTGGCTTAACTATGGTGTCAAAAGGTCAACAACCAAACGAAGCATTATGACAATCTGTTATGGAAGCACTCGCTACAGTTGCACGGATTTTGTAAGAGAAGATTTGCAGAAGCGTAAAGACAAAGGCGAGCAACATCCATTTACTGCAGATGAGTTAAAACCATCAGTTTATCTTGCTGGTCTTATTTGGGATAGCATTGGTGACAACCTGAAGTCAGCCCGTGAGGGAATGGATTTCTTACAAGGTATCGCACGTGTTGTTTGCAAAGACCAACTTCCTATACATTGGATTAATCCTGTTGGCTTTCCTATCTGGCAATCATACCCGGAAGTAAGGTCAATGAGAGTAAAAGCAATGTTGATGGGTGAGGTGATTAAGCCTCGAGTTAATACAGAGCTGGATACTACAGACAGAAGACGAATGGTAAACGGAGTTGCTGCAAACTTTG